TGAACCGTATCCGCCGTATACCTTAAACCCAGTATCCGTTACTTCTTGTAATGCGAGTCGGTTTCCTGTGCTTGCGCCACTGGGAAATGATCTTCTGATGCACTGTGGCGGATTTGAAGACGAAGAATCCCAGATGAATTCATTTTGTAATTCAGCCCACCATAGCACCAGAGTTCGATCATTCCCACTATTCCCATTGTAAAAAGCTTTGGTTATATCGCTTCCGCCAAGAAATCCATACATGATGAAATCTGGTTTGAAACCAACATCGACGGTCGCGCCATTCGGATTCCCGTTATTGCTTAGAAATTTAAAACCTCCCATCGCTACTTTGGAGCTTTTAAAAGGGACTACTGGATCAGCACCTCCAATCTTGTATCCCCAGTTTCCGTTCGCGTCTTGTCCAAAAGACAGACCGCCCAAATCCCTACTTAGTCCATCAATCTCCAGCCCATGTGTCCTCACGATCCGAGCATCCGCCACAAACCCCTCAGCCTCTGTGGTGTCATTGTTCGCCACCTGATAATTTGCCGCAGACCCCTCTGGGATAGTAGGCTTATTCGTCAGATCCGAATAGCTTCCGGACCACGCCACCGGTCTCAAGTCCGCATACCACTTTGACAACTTACCAAAAATAACTGGCAATTTATCTTTAGCAGCAAGGTTGCTCCGTTCCTTCTGTTCTACAAAATTTTCCGGCAGGACATTCGAGGCTTTCGCCCCGATGTCCATAATAACTTCCTCACCTTTCTGTGTTTTGTGCTTAATCTGAGTTAAAAGATTCATATCGTCCTCCTTTATCCAATCAAGAAGAACAGGGAATTCGGTGCTGCCTCCTGCGGATATTCTCTGCCAAATCCGATAGATGGCATATTGTCAATCGCTTCTTTTTGCGCCTTTGTCACAAATTGATGGTTGTCATCCTCTGTAATAACCGTCGCAGGGTGATGTTCCGGATGGGTATAGTTATTTGCCCCCTCAGCTACCCCATCCAGTTTTGCCTTATCTGCAGCACTCATCAGACCATTCGTGGCTGTTGTGGCAGGACTATAGGTAGTGTCCTTATCCTCTACCCACTTTGCCTGCCCGTCTGCAGACCATCCCAACACCTGTCCCGATGCACCGCCCGCCGGGATATGCTTATTTCCGGACGTGTCGGGATGCGTATAGTTGTTTGCCCCTGCCGCAATACCGTCCAGCTTTGCTTTATCCGATTTGCTCATACGGCCATCTAAGTCTTTTGTTGCCAGCGGGATGCTGTTGGCTGAGATCGCCACCCACTTATTCCCGGTATAGCGGTAGGTCACATCATCATCCTTGACGTTTACCGTCCACCCATCCTCCGGGTTCGGATAGGTTTTGGCAATATCCGCAAAGGTTTTTACCGCTTCTTTCCAGTCAAGCTTTGTTTCCAGCGCTGAAAGCTTGTTGTCCACTTCATTTTTGGTGTACTTGTCTGACCAGCCCTGCTTGTCCACATCACTGACAAAACGGTGCTCTGCATCCTGCACAATCATCGTTGCTGCATGAGTCTTGGGATGGGAGTAATTATTTGCCCCCTCAGCAATACCATCCAGTTTTGTCTTATCTGCAGCACTCATCAGGCCGTTCGTGCCTGTTGTGGCAGGATTGTATGTAGTGTCCTTATCCTCTACCCACTTTGCCTGACCGTCTGCAGACCAACCAAGCACCTGCCCAGATACTCCGCCCGCCGGGATATGCTTGTTACCCGGCGTGTTCGGATGGGTATATCCGGCACCCTTGGTCAGCTCATCCCAGCCCGAACCATTATATACATAAGATGTCTTCGTTTCTTCAACGTAAACCCGCAAACCAGGCGTTACCGCATTGAGGGTTACCAGCTCATCCCTCTCTGCGATGGTTTTTACCTGACCGCGCGCATCCAGCAAAGCTGCTGCCTGCAGCTTAAACCCGCTCGCTACTGTTATACCTTTTTTATCCTTAAATCCCATGGTTAAATCCTCCTTAAAACGTGGTTAATCAATAGTTAAAGCTCATCTTAAATGCCGCTACTGTAGACGGGTCGTTAAGATATGCGTAGTAATCCACGCCATCTACCTGCACCGTCGTCTGCACAAAGGTACCTGTCACGTCAAAGCTATTTGCGTCCAGAATCTTTGCTACCGCGCCGTAACTCTTGGGATAAGCGATCAGCATCCGCTGATTGTTGCAGTTATATACAAAGGACTTGTTACCCTTGCCCTGCACGACCTTAGTAGCTGCCTTGATCACACTCTCTGTTGCTGTCACACCTGCTGCCACCGCACCCCAGTAATACGGGGATACAAAACTAAAGGATCCTGTCTTTGCCGTTACCACCTTATCCTCATTGTCGGTTACCTTAACAGTAAGCTGCTTGGCTGCCGTCACAGTTAAAGCCTTCGTGAGCGTCATCGTATTGACACCCGCCTTGATCCCAGAGGTAAGTACCCCCAGGGATGTATCAACATCAAATACCTCTACCTTTTTTACCCCTGCAGACCCCATTGTGATGTTCACATCCACCGCCGTCACGGACTGCGATTTCCCGATTTCAAAAACGCCTCCGTTCACCGGCTTTGCGCTGGCAGATACCGTCGGTGCAACATAAGCATGGAGCATCTTATCTAAAAGCTCCGCAGCACTGATCCCCGATGTTGGAGGTACATATCCCTTCGGGATACCTCCAACCGCCACGGTACTCGCCGTCTTGTTTTTATAAACAACCTCATCTTTGTTTGCCTTATTTCCTACTGCCGCCTGTAAGGCATCTGCCACTTCCTTGTGACTTTCGATGTAGGCTGCAATCTCCTGCAAAGTATCAAAATTTTCCGGCGCACTGCCTACTACTGCCTGAATCCGCTCATTAACCAGATCCATGACTGTCTTATCTTCGCCTTCCCTGTCACTCGCAAGGATGGCATCCACAACTGTTTTGGGGAAGTATCTCTCCCACTTCGGTGCTTCTCCCTTTGGTGCCGTGTTGCGCGACATTGTTACTCTTTCGTTTGCCATTTCTTAGTCCTCCTTAACATTTATATCTTCCCGAAAAAGGTCGTGTCCTCCTCCGGGGTACTACCTACAGTCATCTTACCTTCTACTATTCCCCAGTTATCCCCATCTGTCGGGGGCTGGTCTGAAATTACCAGATTCGTAGGAGCTGCCACCACAAAGTCCCCATCTGGAACCGGAGGCTCCCCACCTATGTCCATGATAAGCAGCACATCACCTTCCCGGATTTCCGTATCGGCTGCTCCCACAAAAATATGCCCAGAATGCCGCATATGCTCTTCTAGCTTCTGATCCAGATAGTCCTTCCGCACAAAATCGCTGACACTCACATCAAAGGTGATTTTATCCGTGGAGCTGACCCGGACTGCAATGTTATGCAGATATTGCACTTCTCTTTCTTCAATAGGCGGAATCCATTCGCCTTCTGCATCCTGTCCCACAAAGATCAGGACATCGCGGTTTGCGACTGAATCATGCGCATATACGCCGGACTGCTGCAAAAGATACCCTTCATGCAGCTCCAGATTTGTCAGCATACAATGGATGATTGCCTCATTCACATCCTGCTCCACGGATTCAATCTGTAAGCGCTGCTTTACATCCAGCAGGGCTTCCAGCTTTTCGGGTGCAGCCGACACGCCGCTCCCCACTTCTACCCTGACTAGATGCATCCGTATCATCTGGGCATTGACGCGGGCCAGGTATCTTTCCCCTGATGCCGTTAATACATATTTCATACCATACTCACCTCCTCCTGCCGCACCGAAATGAATGTCCCGTAGCCTCCTGCATGCAGCACCGAAAACAGCCCGCTGATGTCCACCTCCGACTCCGACATGTGAATGATCCGCCCATACCCTGCCCCATACAAGTCAAGCCGGGCATTCCGGATCAGGCGCTCAATAAATTTATAATTCAGATGGGCGGGACGGGCATCATGCACCGCCCTGCGGGCAATCCCCAAAAAGTCCGACAACTTATCCTCCTGCACATACACCGTAAATGCATATTCCGCCGGATGCTCCTCGATCCAGACGTTTTCTGCACCCACCGTCTGGCGTACCAGATTTTCGAGCATTTTTACCGTGGCGGGCATCCGCATATTGAGCTTTGCCAGTACCTGGGCGCGGCGCTGCTCCTGCGTAAGCTCTGGGTTCTCAGCAATCCCAAAATCCTGTTCCCACTGGTTCAGACTGTACGTTGCCGTTTTGATATAAAACTGGGCTAAAAGCTCTGTTAGGATCCCCTCCAGCCTGTCCAATTCCGGCTGCTCTGCCCCAAACAGTTCTGCCATCTCCCGCATCTGGGCGACAAAGGGCGGCACACTTTTTTTAAGCATCTGCAACCTCCTTTACGCTGATCCGCACGGGCAGCGCTACCGGAAACTGTCTTGCTGTCAGGATCAGGCTCTTTTCCTGCCCGTTAATTCTGGCATTTTCCACATCCACCACCCCCGGACAGTCAAAAACCAACGCCACAATCCCCAGATAAGACACCACTGTGGATAAAAATGCCGTATCCTCACAGTATCTGTCCAGCAGCTCCTGCAGACGTGCTGTTACCATGGATTCCGTGTATCCACTCTTTACCAGCACCGCCGCCTCTACCTGCAGCTCCACCGCCTCCGCGCTTGTTACCAGTACATCCGCCCCGATCGGCCGCTGGGACTCTATATATTCCGCCACATCAGTGACCAGGCTTTCCGGCGCCGGTTCGTTGTCATTTGCAATCAGCACCACATCTACCGTCCCGTTCCCCCGCACAAGGTCAAATACCTTTACCTTATGTACGCCGGGGATTTCCTTTGCCCACTGGATATAGTGGGCAATGTTGCCGCTGATCGCTGGGGTACGGATATGCTCCAGCGCCCTCTGCCGCAGGACGTTATCGCTTTCCCGATCATATCCCCCCTCTGCATCCTCCGGATTTGTGATCTTCCTGATGTGGATGCTGTCCGCCTCTGTAATGCTTCCAGCAGCCACGTTTCCCTGCTCCCCTGCCGTCATGCAGACCGCCCGGACCTGTACCGCGCCTGCACCTTCGATCACAAAATCATCCAGCAAAAAAGCGATCTCCCCGGCATACCCTGTCACACCACTGTAATTCCCGGGATCCCCGGTCACTTCCACGACCGTCTCTGCCTTCGTTGCCTCCCGGCGGGTTATTCCATAATCACTGCAGGCGCTGTCCAGATTCTTCCCAACCGCCGTAGCAACAAATGCCTGCGGCAGGATGTCCTCGATGTCCTCCGCATAAACCCTTGCCAGTTCATTTGCAACCGCCTGCAGGTTATCTGCCGTCCATGTGCCTTCCCGCCTGTCCGCTTCCGTTGTTATCCGGCTTTTCATACGGTTTAAGATCGCTATAAAGCTGTTTTCACTCATTGTAAACCTCCGTCTCATGGGTAAAACGCCCATAAACTGTCGTGACGTCAAACGCTACCGTCATCTCCGATCCCCTGTGTTCAAAGCGGAATCCTGACAATTCCTGAATATACGGATTTACCATCAGGGTTTCTGTGATGTAGCGTTTTACCTCACTGTCAAGGATGTCCCTATTGTTTGAATATCCTATAACAGCCTCCAGCTCGCTTCCATAAGCATGGGTATAGGCAGGCCACACAAAGCGGCGCGTCAGCAATGCCTTGTAAATCCAGACTCGGACAGCCTCATCCTTTTCGACCAGATAGGTTTTCCCTCCCTTACGTTTCAGGCAGTTATTTTCATAGTCGTATGCCAGTTCCCGGAACACCGGCAGCTCCTGCGCAGCACGCTCCTCCAGTTCCGGCACGTCCTGTGTAAACGGGAAAATACTCATAACGCCGCCACCTTCCCACAGATCAGAAACTGATTTCCGACCCGCTGTACCAGTACATAATCCCCAGGCTGTACCCGGATACCTTCATACAGTTCTTTCAAAAACCCCTTCAGGGCAGGGGATACATATTCCTCCTGCTCCAAAATTGCCGCTAGCTCCTCATCCTTGTTGGAACTTGTTA